TTTCTATAACTTTGTACCATGATTATATCTTAATTAAATACTCCATTACAATAAATGGTTGAGATGCAGAATCAATTGATATGGATGAATCTACACCAATATCAAAAGTTGTTGATAAATTTTCTGGATCAATTGATATAGCATCAGTCTTTACTTTATATGTATGATCACCTTTATCCAGTCTAACTCTATGACTATGTGCAGTGGGTAAAGTACCAGCTGCTATTGATAAATCAGCAGTATCTGTTGTCTCATTTCTAACATCAGGTGTTGATGATTGAGTAACAGCAGACTCATTTGCTTGAAGAGGAAGAACATCAGTCAATTGATTATTATTAAAATCAACTGGCATGCCAACTGCTCCAGAAACATATGTTGGAGGTATTGTAAAATTACCACCTGCTGGACCATTTGCTTGAAGAAATCCAGGACAACCTCCAATGACAGTTTGGGTTTTAGACTGATATTTTCCAGTATCACTACTATTTGGAGATCCAGCTACTGTTTGACGATTTAATGGCATATTAGCAAGATTTATACAACCAAATTCAAAATCCTGTCCAGATCCAATCTGATATATTCCAGTTACATTATCATCAATACAACCACCATAATAAATTGTTTGGGAAAGTCCAGTACCAAATAAGGGAGTACCATCACCAACTACACCATCATTAGGATCCCAGTTTGATAAAGCTTTACATGGTTCTTGTCCACTACCAGGTGGATTTGCAGCACTATTCTGTGCTCTTGTTGCATTTACCCATTCAGTAATATTAATTGTGGAACCATTTTTTAGTGCAGTTGATCCTGATGGAAATGGGTGATCATTATCTATCTCTAATATAGTTGGTGCAGCTCTCAATCTAGATCTTGGTGCTGATTTTGTAAAATGCATATGTGGGTGAATTTGATTCTCCTCCACAGACTCTACATCTGTGTAATGACTATCACCTGCATATGTCCAACCTGGTTTTCCTTTAATTTCAACTTCTTGAGCTGGAACATTAATACTTCCACTGTATGTAATATTAACATTAGTAGTACCAATTGCTGCTTCTGCATCTATACCAACACCAGATCTACTTTTTTCTGATCCTAGTGAATCATTCTTTCTTATATTATTATAGACACCTGCATTTGCACCTGTTGTGGGTTCGGGATATTTTGAACCTAAATCTGGAACCATGAACTGATTATCATTAATACTCTCAAAATCAGTACCATCTAGATTTTTTTTCATAAACGCAGTATTAGTACCAGTTCCTAAGATAGCAGCGAGTCTTGGATAATCTTCAGCAAAATATTTTGATCCATCACATTTTAAATAACCAGCAGGTAAATTTGTTATATTATTTGCTGTATCAGGTGTGCCTTCATATGTTACTGGCCATACAATAACTTGACCAGTTATATGTCCGTACTTTGCTCTTTCTTTATTATAGAATACTGCCATTAGTATGCCTTGATAATGAACGTCATTGTTAATGAAGGTTGAGTAGTGTCTACTGCTATATTTAATGCATTTTCAATACTCTGTGCTGCTAGTGCAGATCCATCAGCATTTACTGCTGTATGTGATGGAGGTCCTACCATAGTTCCTAAAGTTTGTCCTATTTCAAATCCTCCATGATTGTGTGATGAAAATGACTGTTCTGTTGGATCTTTAGCTATTGACTGTGTATTTAAACTAGTAGGATAAGTACCATCTCTAAATTTTAATGATGTTGTCACTGTCCCCCAACCAGGTGTTGCTGTAACATCACCCTGTGCTGTATTAATATTCATTGTTATTCTATAATTACCACCAGCAGATGTATTACCTGCATCAGGTATCCAAGATATTTGCTCTACACGAGCTCCTTCACCTAACCACTTATACTTATCATTAGGATCTGCTGTTACAATATACATCAATGGACGAATTTTATCCCATTGATACCATGCATCAGCACCAGTTCCATATTGCTGAGAAATATCAGTGCCATCTGGTAAATCAAATACTCTAGTTCCTTCTGTTAAAGTAATACCTGAGACAACGAAAGCTGGTCTTTGTTCAGGAGAATCTTTCAAACCATCAGATCTAACTGGCGTAGTTCCACCATCAGGAGTATAACCGTAAAAATTTGCTCTATTTAAAATTTCCATTGGTCTAGGAAACATACCTGTAAATGCAGGTTGAGAGTGAGTAGCTAATGGTTCAGTGTCAACTATCTGGGCAGTATTTCCTGATGGTGGAATTGTCTGTTTATATGATTCTGTTTTAGGTCCTGATCCTCTATCAGTTCCTCTCCAATTAGTTGCACCAGCTGGAACTTGACTCCAATAATTTTTACCAGGATTTATAGTATCAGTTATAAACTCAAAATGAGATGCAGTCTGTGGTAATGTATGCTCATAAGTAGAAGATCCATAATATGACAATGCGACTGATCCATTTCGCCAAGTGTGAGGTTCAGCTTCTTCATAACTACAATTAACAGGTCCGTAAGTACCACTACAACCATTGGTAAAACCTTGACTTCCTCCCATCTCTATACCATCATCAGTCTGAAATATCATAGCTCCTTTTTGATCTGTTTGGACTGAAGGAAAAGTTTCGGGATGACTATGTGATGGAGTATGATTAATACCTAACTTACGATTCAATGTATATGCTGTCTCTAAAAAATCAGGAGCAGTTAATAAAAAATTGGTATATTTAAAATATAAATTACCAGATAAATTTAAAGTAAAATCTATATCAGAATTGGCAGACCATGAAGTTTTAATATCATATGTCTCACCATATCCAGAAACTAAATCACCCAACTTAGTTCCATTTTGATCAATAACAACATTCTTAGGATCATTTTGTCCCATTTGATATTGAGCTTGATCTAAATTAGCTGGTTCTAAATCAAGAGGTAATCTATTTGATAGATTAGGTAATCTAAATGTTGCTGTATTTGATCCATCATTAGGATCAACATATGGAAATGTATAATGATTTCCATTACTTTGTGTCATATCACCACCATAGGTGTCACCCAATATAGATGCTAATAATGGATATTCATTCGCATCTTTGGTACTACCATCGCAAACTAGATACCCTTTAGGTAAATTAGAGGGGAGAAATCCACTACCTCCATCACCACCCCAAGGTAGAATAGTTCCTACCTTGGCGGTCTTCATACTTTTAATAGAATCGTAATATGATGCCATTTATAACTCCATTAACCACCAACCTCTTAATGAAGGTGGAATTGTTTGTGCGTTTGTAGAACCCTCAATATCAACTGATCCAGCAAATACTAAACCAAATGATGCATTACGTGTCTGAATAATTAATTCTCCAGAATCCCATGCAGTTGTGTTTGTCACGTTAGATCCTGCACCAACTTTAGTTCCAACTGCGTCACCTTGGATTGAAGTTGCAACATTAGCAATTTTAAGTGCTCTAAGAATTAAACTTGTGTTGTATGTTAAATTACCACTTAGTTCAACAAATCTGATCATGTCACCTGTCTGTGCATCTTCAGGTAAATATAGAACCATGTTTGCACCAGAGGATGCATTGACTAGATAGTTGTTGTTAACTTGTAATGGGTTAGCCTGTTGCTGTCCAATACCTGTAGTAGGATTATATGCAACATATGTATGTCTTCTACCACCATTTCCTGTCCAATATTTCTCAATACCGAATGAATCAATAGCATTATTTTGATAAATTCTAAAGTCTTTTGGATTTGTTGCTCCAGAAGCACCAAGGTTATCAATATGGAAGACACTTTCAGAAGCAATTTCTGTGGCAGAAATTTTTCCTTTTTGATAGAACTTCTGACCTATTTCAGTATCACCAGTCAGTGATGTGACTTTGAATGTTAGTTCATTGCTACAGTCACCATATGCTTGACAATCCTTAGCTCTAATCTCAAGGTTACCATGAATAGTACCAGGACCATAAAGTTGCATACCACTTGTATTTGTTACTGGATCTTTAGTAGATCCATCACCTAAGTGACCATCATCATTAGCAATAAAGAGCACTGGTGTAATACCATCAGAACCATACATTCTGATATTACCACTCGTTAACTCAAAGTCACCGTTGCTTCTAATAGCTCCACCACCAAATAGATCAACTAATGTTGAACCAACAGTGTTTGGATTTCTATATTGCTTAGTTAACTTAACTGCATAGTCAGCGTCAAGACCAGCTGTAGCACTCCAACCTGCTCCACCATGAACACTATCTGGTAAGAAGAATTCTTCTCCAATTCTTACATATTGTATATAATCTAATTTTGGTTGAATTAGATCTGCATTTGTCAATTGAATTTCAAGTCTACGATCATATGTGTTAGGTGTTCTTGCTATAATTGCTGCTGCCCTTGCTACACGTGTTGCAGGTATATCTTGCATCAATGTAGTTGTTGATGTATATTTTCTAATCTTGACAATTTCAGCACCCACGTTCCATGCATTTGCAACTGTACCTTCTATCTTATTAGAAGATGATCCACGACCACCATTAGGATAGTTAGTATTGGTAGCAAAATTCAATATCTGATCCGTACCAGATAGAGTTGAAGCAGATGTAATCTGTGCTATTTCAATTGCAGTTGTTCCACTAAAGATAGCGATCATATCTCCAGTAACAAATTTAGTGTAATTAGATGCAACCTTTATACTACTATCAGAACTTCCTACGTTAGAAGCGACAGTTGTTTTAGGACCATCAGACATAATAGACTCAGGATCATGTCTGTAAACATAGACAGCATCTTGATTTTTGGCGTATGCAGCAGGTGAAGTACCAAATGCTTCAGATACCATGAATACAGTACCATGTGAGTTACCAATCTGTGTATCACCTGTGCAAGTGTCAACTTCAAACGTGGTGATACCACTACCATTTTTTATACTTAACTTCTTGTTAGTGGTTGCATTCTGATATGGTGTAGTACATGTACCATTT